TAATCATGTTTAATGGAGCTGGCAACACCGACGGTATAGCAATATCCACAAGTTTTTGGAGTGGTCAATTATTAAGTTAGGAAAAGATTATGAAATTTTATGTCGATTCAGTTTGTGTTTTAGAATTATCGCCTGTTCAAGAAAAAATAATATTAGATAGCGTACCAGCTGACATATTTGTGTCAGATATGCAACGCCGCGTTAACTGGGTTATTACTCAAAAACTAGATGGCTCATTTGATAGTTTATTCCAACACTGGTTACCTATTTTACAAACTCGCTATGACAGCTTACCTTCTAAGTCTGAACCATTTGCAGAGTTAGTATTTAGCCAGCCAGATTATAAACCATCTGTAGGGGTACCAGTTAATGAGTAACTCTTTAGGCGGTCGCCAAGGTACTAGCTACCTTGGTACTAACGCCGCATCACCACCAAATTGGACATTTCATGCAGACAGTCCAACTATTTACAATTCACAGAATTTCTCTTTAGGAGACATGTGGCTTAATACAACTTTACAAGATGCTTTTGTATTAACTAGTTTAGCTTTTAATCCTATTAGTAATGTAAGAGAAGCTGTTTGGTTTCAGTTTGCAAACGGACCACAAACAGGTACAATTAATCAGCTTATAGCTGCTGATGGTACTATAGCTAACCCTTTAAACGGTCAGATTACATTTCCTAATGCTGTTATAACAGCTAATACTAATCCAGTTAGTAACATTTTAACATCTGTTCAGCCTAATAATGGCAGTGATTTTTTAATAAATCTAACCCCACAGATAAGTTTAAGAAATGATGTTAACGGGGTAGATTCTATAACTTTAGAACATATATCAGTTTCTGGTGGGGCTTGGAACTCAACTCTAAAGTTTTTACGTGCTGATGGAACTATAGCAGCTCCAACAGCTGTATCTAATAATTTTGGATTAGGTAGCATAAGGTGGTTTGGATATACAGGTAGTGGTTATACAGGAACGCCCTCAGCATGTATAAAAGCAATTGTTAAAGGCGTTGTTGTAGACAATGCTAATCCTGTATTAAGTGCCGTACCTACTTGTTTAGCTTTTGCTGTTTCTGAAACTCAGTTAACAGTACCGTTTGATTTAAGCTCTCTAGATCTAAAGCTACAAATCGATCCAGATGGGCAAGTGTATGTTAAAAATGGTACATTTGTGCCTATAGTACCACATGACCCTCTTACTTATTATGCAAACGCAGCCTTACATGTTACTTCTCCTACTTTATTGTCAGGTGGAGTGGGTACATGTATAAAAACAACTCAGCATACTGGTGCACAATTTTCTTTGTATAGTGTTCAGGACTCTGATGATGTACAAGGTGTAATTTATACTACTGACAAAAGTAACGCTGCAAATGATGTAATACCAAATAATGTTTTATGGCAAATTTATAATAGAGGACAGCTTAATGGTGCTCAAGTAACTGCAACCTCTATGAGATCTATTGTTGAAAGCATTACTGGCGTTGCACCTTTAGCAACTATAAACGCTGGATTTGATTGGTGGACGACTGCAAATGGTGTCCTTCTTCCAAAGTTAAAGCTTACATCCGCAGGTATGCTAAACTTTTTTCTAGAAGGAATAGGTATAGGCATAAAAACGGGTCTCAATCCAAAACTAGGAACAGGTACATTGACTGGAGGAACTGTAACGATTGCTAATACTAGTATTAATAATAATGCTACATATGTATCTAAAATATTTTTACAACGTACTGATCTTAATGCATCAGGTGCTATAGGTAATCTATGTGTTACTGCTATTGTAAATGCTACTAGCTTTACGGTTACTTCTATATCTGATGCAGCAGGTCCAGTGGGGTTAGACAATTCTAGTTTTAGTTATTTTATAGTAGAGGAACTACAATGATATTAGCTTTATGGATGAAGATATGCTTAGCAGTTACTTTGATAGGAAGCTTTGCAGGTATAAAATATTACTTTCCTAATTACAAAGATGACAACATCATCGAAGAAAAACTAGAAGAATTAATAAAAGACCAAACAGGTTTAGACGTTGACATGACGCCTTTGTCTGCTGAGTAAATAAAAAGTACCATGTAATTTCTGACCTCCATGGTCATTTTTACATGGTACTTTTCACCACACATGGTTATTTTGATCGGTTAGAATAATCTTCGTGTATCTTTTTAATCTTAAAGATCTTGTTTTTAGCCTTGTGATATTCCTCTTTAGGTAAATCAGCCAGCGTTTCTATCTTGTAGCACTCAAGTATGTCTTCACAAATAGACTCATAACCGTCTAGTTCTATTAATAACTCTTGATACTGGTCTTTATTAATAGTCGTCTCACGATCAACCAAGAGCTTCGCTTTACCGTCCTTTGGTTTTCGTACTTCTTCTATTAATTGCTGCTCGCTCAGTTCATCTGTGTTGTCGTCAAAAGCATAGGCGTCATTCTGTGACGGAGCTATGCCTAAAATCATTAACGCTTGAATACGTTTATTGATTTCTAGGATATTTGCTGTTGCTCTTAGGTTTTTACCTGTAACTATTCTAGCGGTAGACCAGATAGACTGACCAGATAAATGGGCCAGCACTGTTTTAAGAATGGTTTGATCTTCTACTAGCTCTATGAATTGATAAAAAGCAATTCCATTAGTAGATAAACTTTCTCTTACAGCCTCTAGGATTGATTGCAGGTTTGCGTATTTACCTGAAGCCGAGTGTTCATTAGAGATAAGCTTTTTATAAGAGCCTTGAGCTTTTGCCAAGGCTTCCATAATTAAATTAATTTCCACTGCTTGGGTCTATAATTATTGATTGTTCATCTGTTGCAGCTACTTGTGTGGCACCAGCTGTTTTAAGAGTTGAGATAAACTCATCAAATGAATTGATATTGTTTTTAGAATAATCATTTCTTTGGGTTACAAAGTAAAAGAAAATATATAGTTCATTATATTTTTTCTGTAACTCTTCAAGAATACTATTTACTTCTTTTAAAGTTTCTTCGTCTAACATTTTGCCACGATACTCATTAAATTTGTCATGAAGTTTTAAGTACTCACTGAATTCTTCATTTATTTTGCTGTCTAAAGCAAATACTAAATCTTTAATAGATAAGTTTTCCGCAAGGTTATTGATTTCTAATTCCATCTTCATACCTTTTTAATTGTTCTTTGTTAAATATATTTTTATACAAAATTATTTCTAGTTCGTCAAAGATCAAAATCATTTTAAAATATTCTTCTATAAACATTGTATTGACTTTCATTATAAAACAATTATTATTATATATAACATTAAAAACTAAAAAGGTAAACAATTTATGTTTATAGGTAGGACAGAGATTACAAGAGAAGAATTTGAAAGAAATAAAGAATTAACTAAAAGAATGTATTCATTGATTGAAAAACATAGAACTGATTGTTTTTTATCTGCTCATTATATTTGTGCTGATATAGGTATTAGTTATAGAACTTATATGGGTTTAAATGGTGAAGATAGATATACAGTAATTTTTACTTTAAGAAAAATAAAAAACTTTTTAGATAAACACGGATTGAGCTTATGATGATTGAACTATTAAAAGCATTTCTTCAAGCTAAGCAAAGCTTCCTTGAACCGGCAAAAAATGGTAAGTCTAATTACAAGCCTTTTTCTACGGTAGAGGATATAAATAATGCTACATTTAAAGCGCTGTCAGCTAACAACCTTATTATTATACCTAGTGTTAAAGATAATATCTTGTCTGTAAGGCTTTATCATACGCTTACAGGTCAATGGATAGAAGAGTGTAGAGCTTTAGTTTCAGAAAAGCCAGGTAATCAAGCCATAGGTTCAGCTAATACTTACATGCTACGTTACGCCTTAAAGAACTTACTTAATATTTGTGGTAATGATGACGAAGATGAGGCACAAGGAGAACAGGATCACGTTGACCAAATAACTAAAGTAAAACAATATATTATAAAAAATAATATGTTGGACAGCATCAAAGAAAAGTTTAATATTGATTTTGTTTCTGAAAAATTACAAGTAGAAGAATCTAAACTTGTTGAAATAATAAAATTTATAAAATCAAAAAAAGAGACTAAGAATGTTTAATACTATAACGATATTTGGTAACTTGGTTCGTGATGTTGAATTAAAAGTAATAAGAGATGATTTATCTGTAGCTAAGTTTTCTATAGCTCATTCTAAAGGTATAAAACAAAAAGATGGTACTTGGAAAAACGAAGCTACTTTTATTGATTGTGTTTATTTTAGCGATAAAGTTAAAAATCTTACTAAAGGCACTGGTGTAATAATTACTGGACACCTTAAGCAAGAGAACTGGGTACACGCTGAGACAGGCGTAAACAAATCTAAACTAGTTATTATGGTTGAAGATGTTTTAGTTGCTTCTAAGATAACCTCGTTTAGAAATTCAGACAATGAAACAACAACTTCAAAAGAATTTGAGCAGCTAGAAGCCTCCAAGTTTAATAAAATAAATAAAATGTTAGAATCTATTGAGTTAGACGTGGCTCCCTCAAGCGAGTTACCATTTTAAATACAGGGAATCGAAGACGATTCTAGGAGTTGATATGTGTCACTTAAATTTAAAAGAGTATTTATTTGTTGGTTTTATTTTGATAGTGATATTTGGTGTAGCAATACATCTTTATTTGAAGAAATAAATAAATTTACTAAATATTTAAAAATGCTATGTTAAGCTAAATAATAAAAAACCCTAAGAGTTTTTAATTCTTAGGGTTAAATCTTTTACATCATTTGTTTGAATTAAGGTAGTCGAAAACATTAGATTCAAGCAAACAACAAACGAAACGAAACAAAATGAAAGTACTAAGTTGTTAATTAATACAAATATAACACAACTAAAAGATTACTCAAGTCTTTACGCCAATAATGTTTCAAAAAGTATTAAAAGACAAATACGTTCTAATGCCTTTCAACTTGAAAGGTTTATCTTTTCATCTTTTAAGTCTTTAAGAAAAAAATTAAAAGAAGATCATAACAAGTCTCTTGTCTACTCTATTCAACAATCTTTATTTCTTGCTGGTAAGTATAAGTTTTCTAATAAGAAAGCTACTAAGAACGTTTTTCCTTTAAGATCTGCATATCTAAATCTACCAGTATCTGGACAAAGAATATTTGATTATATTTGGAGCTTTGGAAAATCTGACTGGATATGTCCAAAGAATGAAACTATAGCTAAAAAAACTTGTTGTTCTATTTCTACTGTAATTAGGTATAAAAGATTGTTTATTGCTAATGGTTGGATGTCATGCCACCAAGTAAACACTACTGAAAAGAAATATGAAGTTAATAGATTAAATAAATATACTCCATTTTATTACCAGTTACATATTTCACCTTATTGGTTTAAGGGGTTTAAAATATGGAAAAAAGCTACTAATTTTAGAATAAAATCACTACGGTCAAACCAGCACCAGATGCCTCATATAAAAGATGACATACAGAATATAAATATTTATATAAATAAGATCTTAATTGATAACCTTATGCCTAAGTCTACCTTTGTAAGCAAGACTATTATATGGGAACAGTTAAGCAAAGAAGAAAAACGTAAAATTAAAGTTCTTGGTATCTTAAACGGAGAAGAAAATATACCGAAGTCGTTGCATAATGCACTTGGTTTTATGAAAGGTGATTTAGGTTACAATTCTGAAGATCGTCAAAGCGGTCATTATAGTATTCATCAAGAACGAAAATTTCAGCAGGCAGGCAAACAGTTTCAGTCTTCCTATGAAAGAAATCAGGGAACTAAAATTGTATTTGTTGGGGAGCATTTTATAGGTAAGGACGACCCTAGGGTGCAAGAAATATTAACCAAAGAACTTCGTATAGCCAAAAAGATAGAGATAGAAAAAGAAGTGCTTCGCGATTCCGTAATGGAGACAGCTAAAGAAGTTGCAACTCTTGAACCTTCAATGAAAACTATGCTTTTATTACGATCTAAATTAACTATTCAAGTTCAAGAAGAGTTTAAATATAAAAGAGAAAACGCTAAAACAGTAGCTGAACAAGATGAAATTGTGATTGAATATAAGCAAAAATTAAAAGATACTTTCTTAGCAAATGGTATTATAGCATGAACGAAACTACTTACGCTATGCCAATATTATCGTCCCTAGATAGACACTCGAACCCTGAAAAGAGCCAAGCGTTTTATGATGCTTATCTTTTAGCGGGTGTGACCATGTCTGATAACACTGCCACCCAAATAAAAAAATTAAAAGCTGCTATTCTTGATGGCGAAGACTGCCTAAAACAAGTAGAGAAAAATAAACTTAATAATAAAAATCCTCATATGGCTTTTATTTTTGATCATGGAATATCAAGTATTGAAAACAATATTAATCATTGGCAAAAAATTTTAAAAGTCGTAGACGACACTTTATTTTGATGATAAGTTAAGGTCAAAATTATAAAAAGAAGGGGAGAAGAATGTTGATTATAATACCTCAACACCCCGAAGATCATAATGAAGTATTGTTAAATGTTTGTCTTGATAATTGGCTAGAAAATCCAGAAAACTTAATTGAATTAACATCTTTTAAGAACTGCCCCCTTAGTTTTCAGCTTACTTTGTGTTACCCTTACAAAGTATTTGCAGCATTTCAAAAAAAATATCATTTATCTATGCCACACATCCAAGAACTTAATAAGTTTTGGTTTGAAAAAGTTTGTAAAAGAATAGGATACAAAAACACTATTAGTATTTTTAACGCAAGTAAAGTGTATAGTGAGCAGGCTAAAGTGGTAATAAATATTTCTTTATTGGAACAAGAAAAAATAATAATAAAAAATAATAGATTTAGATCAAGAACAATGAATAAATTGTTAAGGATGGAAAAAAATAATGACAATATATAGCAGCCGCACCAAAGCGTCAGCGCCCACCAAAGGCGTAGCCGCCACTAAAGCTTCAGCGCCCACTAAAGCTTTAGCGCCCACCAAAGCGTCTAAGCCAAAAGCGTTACTAAAATTAAAAGAGCCACAAAGCGGCAGCGCCCATCAAAGCATTCCCATCCACCCTATCACAATACCTGCTAACTGGAATCATATTTATGATCAAGAATCGTTTCAGATTCATCCTGAAAAAGATGGCTATTTGAAAAGATTAGCTTACACTATGATCGAATATGCGATTCGTAATGAAGATGCGTTGGAGGTTTTAGACTTTTGTATTGAATATAAAATATCAAGACGAACTTTATATGATCATGTAGACCAAGATAAAGGTTTTAGAGAAGCTTATGATTATTTTAAGTTAATACTAGCAAACCGTAAAAGACGTGGAGCTATGAAAAAAGAATTTGATTATGCAGTTGTAAAAGCAGACCTTTATAAATATGATCCTGAGTATATCAGCTCAGATAAATACCAAGCTCAACTAAAACAAAGTGAAAGTTTAGGCAACTCTATTTTTGTAATTAATAATAATATTCCAGAAATCATTAGCAAAGAACAATTAGAAGAAGAGTTTGACGACGTTAACAAATAGTTAATACTATATATAAAAAAAATTTAGATGCAAATTGTTGCTATCACCTCTTTAACAGCTCTGGGAGCTACTTATGAACATAATAACTCTTAAAAACGTATTGACAAATGGCACTAATTACGAACTAGAATGTGCAATAGATGATTACATTGAATTTAATAAAGAATCAAAGTTTAAAAACAAAAATCAGCTCCTACTCTTTAAAAAGTTAGAAGCTGATTTTGATTCTGTTAGTTTTGATACTAAAAATTATTTAATAAAATATATTGAAGACATGGAGTATAACGATTACAAATTTATTTAGAATCGTCACTGCATAAAGCATATTCAAAATTGATTAAGAAAAAGTCTATATCTTCTAGGTCCCCTTTAAGGAGAAAAGAAATAGAATTATCTTTTAAAACAGAAATCATTTTAAAGTTTTCAGCTATAAAAGTAATTTCTTTATTTGTAGCCATAAAAGTATAACTATCTGTTTTGCTTGCGTGTATTATACAACAAGCTAACAAGTAATACTCATATTTGTCTTCAAAGTGATAATCTTGAGCAAAGCAATATTCTTTTAATATTGTTGTTGTTTTTGCTTCTGTTTCGATTAGTCCAAATACCAATAATATATAGAAAAATATTGTCATTTTATTTACCAAAATGTTTTATGATAGTTAGTTCTTTTAATTCATCAATACGCGAAGGTGAAAGCTCCAATAATACACGTTTTTTAAAATCTTGATGTGTGTCTAAGAAACTAATTAAAGGCTTAACAGCTTCGTTTTCGTTTTCTCTTTTAAAATATAACACTACAACGTTCATACTTAGTTCAAAGTACTCTATCAGTTTTTTTTCTATTGGTAAAAGTTCGTTGATTGTCACTAACGTTTTCATTTTGCTCCTAAAGCTAACATTAAGCTTATTAAACTAGCATTCTTTTTATGGTCCATTCTAGCCCAGCCTAAAGCAGTTGTTCCGTAACTATTTTGAGTATTAATATCACAGCCAAGAGATAGTAATAAACGTGCTATGTCTTCACGATTATTGCAAATAGAATACATTAACAAGGTGTTTTTAAACACGCCTTTGCGTTGATTAACTGACACTAGTTTTTTAGTAACAAGCTTTTCTACAACAGTCTCGTAGCTGTCTGTTCTCAGAATAGTATCAACGTTACTGTCTTCGTGAAATGAATCAGAAGCAAAGAAAGAACTACACTCCATCATATCAGGGTGAACACCTCTCCAGACCTCAGAGTTTTTAACTATTGCTGACCTGCAAAATGAATCACTATTTTGTTCCATATGTTTAGCAACCATATCGGCTGCTTCTGTGTCTATTTCTGTTAGCTCTTTATCAAAACGCCTTAGTTTTTGTAAAAAAACAATCGTTTCGCTTTTGGGTGAAAGTTTTTCTTTTGGAGCTGAAGAAGATTCTAAATGCTCAGCATCATAAGGACTAACTAGTTCCCATCTGCATCGTCTAGTTTCATCGGTTTCATCGTCGCTAATTTCTTCTTCTAAAAACAAAGGAGTCGAAGACGACTCTAAAGGCAAAAGAGTTGAAAAAGCTTTATCAGTTATTTTTCTGTGTGGTCGTTTCCATTCAGCAGGAGAATGACCGTGCCATGAACAATTAATCAAAGCAAAACTTATAAATAAAATTATCATTTTAGCTCCCGTATCTGTTATAATTTATATCGTCTCTAAAAAATCTAGGCAGATCATTATTGCCATACATAGCCGCGGCTTTCTTCCTATCAAACTCTTCAGATGTTAGCCCTTTCTTTGTTTTATGGAGTGCAAGGCATAAATATCTTAGAGAGTCTGCGTAGTTGGATGCCCAATTATGTAAGGGTTTATTTAAATATATATTTTTAGAATCGTCAAATTGTTTGCGATAATTTTCTAACGCATCAATTAAGCTTTTACATTTTTCAGAATCTATCCAAAACTTAGAAAAGTTAGCCAATACGTTGTCAATACCGTCGATTATAGGCACCTGTTCAATTAACTTAAAACTGATACCTAACTGACGGGCTTTTTCGTATCTTGTTACTGCTCCACCGCCCCACTCTCTGACCTTAATATCATGAGGAGCAAAGTGATCGCCGTAGTTATATGGTTTATTTTGCAAAGTCTTAACGTAGTGATCTAATCCATGACCAGTACCACTGTAACAATCTATTATTCTAACAACGGTTGAATTATCTACCTGTTGCCAAAAGATTATTGTTGTGGCGTCGTTAACCCCAATATCCCATGCGGTATAAACCAACAAATTAGGTTCCCAATTGATATGATTTATTTGTCCCCTTAGCTTTAGTTGATCCAAGGCTTGTCCGTAATATGAGCCACTTATGCCTCGCTCAAAACTACATTCATATTCTTGTAAAAACAGCCCTTCATCCATTTGAGATCTCTCATTAGCTAAAACAGATTGAGAAATATGTTGAATCTCAGAAGCTTTATGAACTATAACTTTCCATTCTGGTAATTCCTGAGCAATTTTATACAAAGAAAAGAAATGATTTTTACCTCTAGGTGTCCCGTTAATAATACAAGTCCCACCATTAGCAGCTAAAATAGGTCTAATAAAATTAAATATATCAGGTGGCATCAAGCTGTATTCAGATAGAACTATAAAAATAGGGTTAGTACCAACTAAAGACGTGTTGTAGGAGTCGCCACCAATAACCTGAATAATGCTATCGTTCTTTAACTTTATTTTCATTTCGTTTTGGTTCATGGAAGCAATTAGTTCATGAGGTATAAAGTCGGTAAACTTAATACCATCAATAGTAATAGCATCCCAAATAGCTTTTCTACCTTGAGAATAAGTGGGTAGTACATAAAATACTAAACAAGTGGAAGTAATTGCTTTTCTTATTGCTAGGTTCCAGCAAAGTATATCTTTGCCTGCCCTTCTAGATGCTATATATAATAGCCTTTTGCATTTGCGTGATTGGATTAGATCCCAGATTTCTGACTGATACCAACGTAATTTAAATTTATCTAATTTAACTTGTACTTCAACGTTCATAGTTTACCTTTTAAGTTAAAAAAAAAATGTAATGATTAACATTACATCTTTTTGTTTTATAAAGGTATCAAGCAACAAGACCATTATGCAAATATTATATCATAAGTCTTACGTATTGCTATATTATGAAAATGTAAATAATTATTTTCACCCGAGGACACAGTTATGCTAACCAAACCAGTTGAAACGTTAGACAATAAAGATTATAGTGCCATAAAGAAAAAAATGGATTTAGACTATCAAAATAATAGTTCTATTTGGCAAACCTTTTGGACAGAAAGTAATATTGATGTTCGCTTAGAAGCTGGCGATGTCTCAGTAATGGGAGATCTACAGGCTGGAGCATTACCAACTAATCGAAACAACTTTTATTTTAATCGAGTCAGACCAATAATTAACATGGTTTCAGGTCACCAAAGAAGAAACAGAAAGTCTTCTATAGTAGTACCGCTTGAAAATGCTGATCAACAAACAGCTGATCAATTTACTAAAATTTTATTGGGAATATATAAGCGAGAAGGTGTTTACGAAACTATTTCTGATGCGTTTCATGGTGGTTTAATAACTGGTATGACGTTATTGCATGTTTATATGGATTATACTACTGATCCTGTTAATGGCGATATTAAGTGTGACCCGTTATCATACAATGAATTCTTTATTGATCCTTATTTTAGAAAAACTGATCTTTCAGATTGTAACTTTGTATGGCGTAGATCTTATTTAACCCGTACAGAAGCAGCTGCTTTAATGCCTAATGAGTATGAAGCAATAATGGAACTGTCTATTAATCCAACAGGCACACCTAGAGATGGTAAGTTTCAGTATATGCCTGAGGCTACTGGTCAAACTCAAAGCAATAAAGTTTCTTATGATGAGTATTATTATCGTTCTTACAGGAAACAAAAGTTATTGATCGATAAGAACACTGGTGAATCTTTTGAAATAACTAAACAAACCGATCTAGATATTCAAGAGTTTTTAAACAACTATCCAGAAACTGAAGTCATAGAACAAAATGTTCCAACAGTTAGAATGGCAATTGTTATTCAAGACAAAGTCTTCTATGATGGTCCAAACAATTTAGGTATTGATACTTTTCCGTTTGTTCCAGTTCTAGCTTATTACAATAGCATGATGCCTTATTTTTATAACCGTATTCAAGGAATATGTAGGTCTTTAAGAGATCCGCAAGTATTACTTAACAGAAGGATATTGTTATCCGCAGACATGCTAGAAAGCCAAGTAAATTCTGGTTGGATTTTTAAAGAAAATGCTATTTTAGACGTAAAACATTTAATGCAGACAGGGCAGGGAAGAATTATTCCACTTAAAGAAGATGCCCAAATGTCTGACATTATGCCAATAGTGCCGCCACAAATACCGCCATCATTTTTTCAGCTACAAGAAACATTCTCACAAGAGTTAATGCTTGTATCTGGTGTTAATGAAGAACTTATGGGTTCAGCTATAGATGATAAGGCTGGTATACTTTCTGTTTTAAGACAAGGTGCTGGTCTAACTACTTTACAACCGCTTTTTGACAAACTTGATTATGCCCAAAACTTACTTGGTGCATTAATTATGAAAGTTATACAAAATAATTATACAGTTGGAAAAGTTAAAAACTTACTAGAAGGCCAAGACCCAGCACCACTTTTTTACAATAAAGCTTTTGGTAAATATCATTGCAATGTAGAAGCAGGATTAAACACAGAAACCCAAAAGCAAATGCAGTTTGCTCAAATGATACACTTGCGAGAAATGGGCGTGCCTATTCCTGATACTGCTTTATTAGAAGCAGCAACTATTCAAGATAAACCAAAAATAATAGCTGAAATAGTCAAACAAAAAGAACAAGCTGCACAAATACAATTACAACAACTCCAAGCTCAAATGGCTCTGGTTCAAGCTCAAACTGAACTTGCTAAAGCTAGAAGCTATGCTGACATGGGCTTAGGTGTTGAACGTGCTTCAAGGGTAGAAGAAAATAGAGCTTTAGCTATTCAAAAAATATCAGAAGCTAATAAAAATGATGAACAAGCAACTTTAGAAAAATTAAAAATTATTCAAGAGCTTGAAAATATGGATATTTCTCATTTAGAAAGATTATTAGCATTAGCTGCCTCTTTAAAAGAAAGAGAAAAAAATGAAGTTGCTTCTTTACCTACCAATAGTAATATAAACCAAGACCTTTCTGATAGAGGTTCTGCGTTAAACCTTGAGCAACCGCAATTATAGTTGTTCATTTTCTAAAAGGAGCCATAATGGCAAAAAAATACTATTCCAATTCTGCAAAAGCAATGAAACAAGCTGGTAGTATGATCAAAGAAGATATGTCAGCACCTTGTTTATTACCTCGTGAAGTTATTGATAGAGAATTTCCTTCAGCTGGTTACGGCTTACAAAATGGCTATCATGATTTATTTGGTGGTGTTCAAGCTCAATTACATAAAGATGAATCAGATCTTAAGAAAGCTTTTTCACCTAAAAAATGGTAAAAAATTATGCCTGGAATGATAAGACCAAATAAAAAAGCTATGGAAATAGCTTATAAACTTCTTAAAACTGTTAAGTCATTAAGACAAAAGAATGATAAGAAGCCTTCTGAAAAAAGAATAGAAGAGTGGTTTAAAGATAGTTCAACAGCATCATAATTTAAAGCCGTAATATTTTTAACTGGTAAGTATTAATGTTACGGCTTTTTTTAGACTCAAAGGAATAAAATATGAAAAACAAAGTAGTTAAACATTTAAAAGACGACATGAAAATGTTTAAAAGTGAAGCCTCTGAAGATAAAAAATTAATTAAGTCTTTAAAAATAAATAAAGATGATGAAGCTTCTGAAAAAAAAGCTAATGGTAATCCTAAAAGTAAAATGAAGATTGCTAAAGTAATGCGTGAGTTTAAAAAAGGTGAGTTACATTCTGGTAAAGGTGGACCAGTTGTTAAGAAGCCTAAACAAGCAATCGCAATTGCAATTTCTGTTTCTAAAAAAAAACGTAAGTAAGTTACGCCCCAGTCGTCTAATTGGTTAGGACATTACCCTTTCACGGTAGCAATCGTGGGTTCGATTCCCCGCTGGGGTGCCAGACTAAAACAAAGTAGATTGCTGAATAGTCACGACTTTTATGAAGGGAAGTAATATTATGTTTTTGATTTTTTGTTTTTGTTTAAGCTTGTTTGCCTCAGAAGCCCCAACCACACCTAAAAAAATAGATGTCATACAAGCTGCTTTAGAACTTTTACAAACTGTAAATGATCCAGTATTACAGGAAGTAAAACAAAAAGTTTCTTCTCCTTCTCATGTTGTTATTGATATACCAGAACCTGTAAAGCAACCCGACTTGACTGGTTTAAGCACTATGCTTTTAAGTTTAATGACCACCCATACTCAAGGACTTAAACGTCAAAATTCAACCGATAAAGAATTAGCTGAGCAAGAAAAAGCTAAGGCTGAGTTTAAGGGCAAGGTTGCAATTGTTTCAACTGCTACCGTAGGAATATTAACAACTTTACTGGTGAAATATATCTCGCCGTGTGACAAATAAGGATAAAATGAAAAAAACTTACAAAACACCTGCTTGGACTCGAGCAGAAGGTAAAAATAAAAAAGGTGGTCTTTCAGAAAAAGGTCGTAAATCTTACGAAACACAAAATCCTGGTTCTGACTTAAAGCCACCTACTAAAGTAAAAGGCAATAAACGTCGTAAGTCTTTTTGTGCTAGAATGTCAGGATTGAGACGCAAACTTACATCTGCCAAAACTGCAAATGACCCTAACTCACGTGTTAATAAAGCATTACGTGCTTGGGACTGTTAATAATATTGACGGATAAGTAACAAATATTTAAGATATGTACGTAGTTTATTTAAGTATTTGTTTTTTTAATGGATTTACAAGTAAAAGTTAACGAATAAACTACAAGTTGAATATTAACAATTTAATCATTGTTTAATTATATTATTCAGAGTAGCTTTGGTTGCAATTAGTGTTTTTAACCTAAAATATATCAGTTGAACTGAGGCTACTTTGATAATACTTGGCATTGACCCTGGCACAATCATTGCAGGTTTCTGCATTATGAATGTCCTTGATAAAAAAATAAGCATTTTTGATTACGGAATCATCAAATTTGATCGAAAAATGACGCTTTCAAATCGTGTCTTTCAATTTTACAACGACATTAATGAATTAATTGAAAAACATAATGTTGAATGCATCTCTCTTGAAACCCCATATCTAGGCGAAAACGCCCAATCTTTCTTAAAACTTGGTTACCTAAGAGGTATCATATATCTTATCTGCGAACAAAAAAAAATAATCTTACGTGAGTTTGCACCTACAACAATTAAACAACAAATTGCTGGTAGCGGAAGAGCTACAAAAGAAGAAGTTCAAGATATGATAAAACAATTATTTCCAAAAATAGGAAATTTTGAGACACTAGACGCAAGCGATGCAGTAGCCATAGCACTTTGTGGAGCAATTAAACCGTGACTAAAAAACTTTATGGACAATTAATACACGAACATAATCAAAAAAATTTACAAACAGAAGATGATATTATTGAATATCGTCAAGAAATAGAAAAAGAACTTGTTAAAAATATTCATGAAACAGCTCAAAAAGCTAAAAATGATCCTTTGTATATAAACAAAGATTTTTATATAGTTATGCTTATGAAAGTAGAGAAAGTAGGGCAAGCTACTAGAAGTTTTGTTTTTGCTAGAAGATCATGTCCTACACCTGTTTATAAACAATCTGTATGGAAATATCATACAAATAGCGATAGTTTAGAATTTTTATGGTCAATCCCTGATCAGGTATTATATTGGCATATTTACCATAACCAAACTAAATATTTTGCTGATAAAGAAACTGCTCAATTAACTAAATTTGTTTCTTTAATGGAAACAGGTGAATTACTTGAATGGGTAAAAAAAGAAAATGGCGAGAAAAAAGACGCAGTTATTAGAATAGCAAATACATAGGAGTAATGTATGAACGAAGAATTTTTTGAACAAGAACAAAATCAAGTTGAACAAACTCAAAATGAAAACGTTGTAGCCAACGAAGAAGCTAAAGAGGCCGTTCGCTCTAAAGAATATAATCTTAGGATTATGCGTGAACGCATGGAATCAATCGAAAAAGAAAATCAAGAATATAAAAGAATCTTACAGCAACAGCAACAACCTGTTGAAGAAGATGAAGACTTAAATATTGATGATGATAGTTTTATTGAAGCTAAACAATATAAAAAACATATAAAAAATATTCAAAAAGATCTTAAAGAAACTAAAAAATTATTAGAAGAAAATAGTAAAAAAAATGCAATGGCTAACGCACAAGTATTACTTAAATCTCAATTTAATGATTTTGATACTGTTGTTAGTGAAGAAAATTTAAAAAAATTATCTGATACCCAACCAGTTTTATATAGAACTCTTTTAGCTTCATCTGATATTTATGATCGTGGATATTCTGCTTATGCTATGATTAAGAATAGCAATATTCTCAAAAGTAATAGCCAATATAGCGATCAAGATAAACGTTTAGAAGAAAATAAAGCAAAGCCCCGTGCTATCGGAAATGCTTCGCCTCAGTCTGGTGATACTCCTCTTTCTAAAGTAGGCGACTATGATAGAAGAATCTTAACTGAAGAAAGAAAAGATCAATTAAGAAAACAAGTAGAAGAAGCAAAACGTAATAGATAATATAAAATACACGGATTTATTAAGATCAATTGGTAAGTCCGTGTTGATTTTTCTTATTAATATGTAAATCTATTGTTAGCGTATTGGATTTCGCTAATCCTTTCGGCGTACTTCTGGTCTCGCCAACCTAAAAAAAACTACGTAGGCATCTCGTAAATGCATTTTTCACATCTTTGAAATTTTTAAATTAATTAAAGAGTTTAATTATGATAACTACTCCATCAACGCTGCCCGCTCAGGTACAGCAAACTTTTGATGATGTTCTTCTTTCCGTAAGAACCCCTAATTTGATTATGAAGTTAGGTGCATTATCAAAACGTTTACCTGCAAAAGGCGGCCGTACGCTTCGTATGTCTCGTTATGATAGATTACCTACATCACCAGTTCCATTAGGTTCTAGCGGAGCAACTCCTCCAGCTACACCTTTAAATCGTGTGGATAAACATTCTATGTCCACAATAAATCAACTCTAATTGACTTGGAAGTCTAAGGCTTATGAAGGCTATGACGACAGGGCGGAAGGCGTAAGCCACCGTGAGAGACTTAACGAGTTGAACCGCAAGGTATACGAAAGTCCGAACAGAACAACGAAAGGTTCTGAGGGAGGAATAACAAGACTCCCCGCCTAGTAATAGGTCACAAAAGTAACAGTTTGATAGATGCTACAATGTCTTTTTATGGACAGTTTGTAGCGATTAATCAGCAGGTGACGCTGCAAAACCAAGACCCTAAAACGTATGGGGTCGTTAAACCTTTTCTGATTGACTTGGAAGCCTACGGCATAAGCTAGGGCGACAAGGGCGAAGGATTTTTTAAAGGATGATCATGCCAACGCGAGTTAAGATTTATAATTTCATTCAAAAGTATAAGACGCTGTTGAATAATTTCTTCAGGCAACCTTTTGCTACCAATAT